CTTTTGAAGACCTATTTTCATAAATCATCATTCCTTCGTTTCTTAATTTACCAACCATTGCAGCTGGTGATTTAAGGTCNTAAGTGTTTCTNAATTGTTTCCAAGAAACGTCTGAACCTTTTGAAAAAAGATTTCTAATCTTTTCAGTTTTAGTTAGCTTTGTTNTAGCCATATTTGTATCTCCTTTAAAGATATTTGTTATTAAGTCAAACATAATTGTTCTCCTATCATTGTGTTAAGGTCACTACACCATTCAGAGTACACAGCGAACATATGTTGTGTGTCCTCCCGAATTCTTTAATCATCATCTAAATCAAAGTCTGATTCAAACATATCACCACCTTGCCTCAAATAATCTAACTCTTTTTTTAAGTCTTTAGATAATCCTGTAATTGGTCTTCCAGGTTTACTTAAAAACATATCGTAAGTAATCTTAGCAGTTCTAAAATTACCATCTTTGTTAATCTTTAGGTCTACCATCTTCTCGCTCAACAATTGAGCTGGATGTGCCATTTCAAAATCTCTATACAATAGACCTCTAGCAGTATCAATAAGTATTGCAAGGTCTTTTGTAAAGTTGACTTCTTTAGTTTTTACACCAGCGTCAACAAATCTTTTTAACAAATCAAATCCTATTTCATCTACTAGAGCCTCAACATAGTCTCTAGTTTGTTTCTTTTTTAGTTCTTTAGCAAACTCGGTGTTTTGCTTATCTTCNTCGACTTTTCTTTTAATNTTTGCCTCTGGAAAGAATACAATATTGTCATTACTCAATTATTTCTCCCTTGAAATTAACTTGTTTCTTGTCTTCAAAGTGTTCTACTAACTGATTATAACCACCAATTAATTTACCGTCTATTTTGATTTGAGGCATTGTTCTAACTTGTTTACCAATGTCTTCAATCATCTTAACAGGATCCGAATCAAAGTCTTTTTCAAGAGACTTCTCTTCGTATTCCAGACCAAGGCCTTTTAACAAGGCCTTTGCCTTTGTACAAAATGTACAATTATTTTTACTGTATATTGTTATTGTCATTTTTACTATTTTCTAACACCTTGTCATAAGCAATATTAGCTTTTGATTTGATGTTGTAAGCGTCAACAGCTTCTGCAATAGTGTAGTTATACATCTTATTGTATTCACCAAGTGGTAATCTCATACCAATCCAAGCTCTGTAATAACCTTGTTTTGTTAAGGTTACATCTTGTTTCCAGATTTCATATCCTCTCACAGGTGTATTTTTAATAACATTCACCAATGTTGATTCGACCTCTGAAACAGTTGTCTTGGTATTAGTTTTACCTAATTCAGTAATAAACTGTTTACTTTGTTTGTTCATTTCACCTGCTACAATATCAGCAATCTCTGATTTAGCATACATCTTTGCTTTCTCAATAGCAAGTTGTAAGTCTGGTGATACGGAAGTTGCGACACCGAATAAACATTCTCTGTCTTTTTCTTTACCAATTAAATCAGTATCACAGGCTTTTCTTTCAGAATAATCTGACATATACCATTTTGGCACTTGATTCATTGTCTTACCGTTTTCAGACTTTATCTTATAGGTACCACCAGCACAAGCATTTAATAACAACGCCGAAGCAAGTACACCTAATATCTTTAGTTTGTTTGTTTTCATTTTTCTCATCATAAGTTTTTACTCTCCTTTACATCATATAACAATTCTTGTATAAAGTCAAGCGTGGTTTGAACGTAACCTAGCGCCTGGTCACTTGATACATCATATATTACTAATAATACAAGGGAAAGTATGATTATATTCTTAATCATTATTGGACCTCCCATTTTCCGTTAGGTTGAAGACACATTGTTCCATTTGATTTGAAAGCGTGTCCTGGTCGGCTATAGTGCCGACAATATTGAGGCATANTAGTTGTGTTGTGATAATAAAACTGAGCAAATANGTCCCAATAACCTAGGCCATCTGCTTTTNTCTTACCATCAGCACATTCCATAACTTCCTCTTTTATTATTTCATCACCGTTTTGTTTGATGGTTACTTTAATAAAACAGTATTGACCATTGACCTCATCAGGTTCAATAGGCAAAATCTTTGTGTAAAAATTATCATTCGCTACTGCGATACCAGATATTAATAAGAACACTATCATAATAAATGTCCACGTTAAGTATCTTTTAATTATCGTATGTTTTGGTTCAAACATTTACAACTCCTAACTTTTTAAGAGAATCTTCAATCTCATAAATTTGGTCATCAAGAAAATCTAACTTCTCTTGACTATTTGTTATTTCTTTTTCGTTTTCTAAATCTATCTTTTCTTGTTTCAATCTATCTACTGTACTCATTGTGCCTTTATCTGTTTTGGTTTTTCAACCCATTGGCCATCAGGCATTTGACAAGCAGTACCAAATTTGACTTCTCTATTAACACCACCAACACCAATCAAAGGCCAACTGTTAGTAATATCAACTGTGTGGTCATATTCTATACACTTAATAGGACCTGCTCTATATGATTTTGTTGTGTGAATAATACCAGAATTGCCAGTTTTAGAATTGTACCAATTTGTATAAGATGAACCACTTGGCGTTGTATTTAAGTGGTCTACAAATACTGCATTGTGAACATCTTTGTCTGAATTGTATAACATTTCAGCACCTGCAAATGCACCGACTACAGCACAAGCGGCCGTAGCATATGGGTCTACCGTTAAGCCCATTTCTACACATACCGAAGTTGTGGTAGCTGCACCTAATCCTGCACCTAAAGTTGACCTAGAAGTGCTACAGGCCGTCAATGTCAACCCCATTATAATCATAATGGTGGTCGTTTTTAATAGTTTCATTTTCATAATCAATTTCTGCTTTCGCAACTAATAAACAATCTGATTGTATTAAATCAATTGCATTTTTAACTAATATTTTATCAGATGGCGGATTGTCTCTTAAACTTTCCGCCATATTTTTTATTGTNTCTATCTTTTTACAAATAGATTTTATATTCTGTGCCATTAGTTTTTGATAAAAAGATTAGTTATCTTTTCCTTTGTACTGATAAATTGTGCTTTCATATCAGCCCAAGATTCTGCTTGGTATTCTTTTGTTTTCTGCCATTCACTCTGAGCAAAGTCTTTCGCTTTACCAGGTACAGCAACAACTGTTTCTACAAACTCTTGTGGAGTTATTGTAGTTTCATCAGCTTTCGCTTTGTTAAGTTCTAAAGATATAATAAAAATTGCAAACAGTCCTACAACTGCATACGATAAAACTCTATCCATAACTTTTTTCATTACTTTATCCACTATTTCCTCTATCTGTTCGTTGTTTAAATTATCTGACACTTACGCCTTCGTTTGCTTTTTTCTCTTGAAGTTCAATATCAGATATTCTCATTTTTTCAGCATATGACATACCAAAAACTTTGTTATAAAAATAGTCTAGTGGACTAACTGATTGGTAACCGACTAAAAGGTTATCAAATTTCACATCTATACCATCATAATATTCGGGGTGTTGTTTTTTTAACTCAATATGGTCTCTACAAAACTGTACTCTGTTTGTATAATAATCATTTAATTTATCAAGCATAGATTTTTTCTTACTAAGCTTGACATCTTTTTCTTTTGCAATTTTAAACTCTGCAAACAAGTTCTCTTTATCATATTTGAACGACATACTATATAACCTCCCAAGGTTGTTTATTAATATTCACTTACTATACCAGAAAACTCTTAAAATGGCAAGCCTAATAATAATCACGTAATTACTCGCTTTTTCTACAAATTAAAGCGCCTAGGATGCGCCAGGATAGACGAATCAATGTCTTTCGTACATACCTGTAGCCTCTGGAAACGGTAAATCGTACTGTTCCTCAACTTCAGATTGTCCTTTAGAACCCTCTAATTTGTTTTCATTTTCAAGCCAGGTCTCAAAGACCTTAACTTCATTTTCTTTGTAGGCGATACATTCGTCAATCAATTTGATTGCACCTGGCATATCACCATCTACCAATTTTGTTTTAATTTTTTTAAGGTCATCAACCATTGCTAAAATTTCATTCATCATACTTTCCTTCCTGCTGTCTTCAGGTCTGATTTGTTTACCACCATATATGGTCCTTTATTATATGCCGGCACGATTGTAAAGTTTTTACTTGCTTCTATCTTCCAAGAGTTATCTACCTTTGTACCATTACCACAAATCTTATTTGATGTTTTCGGTAAGTCTTGTAATTCTGATAAATCTATTGTAGGATAATAACCCCTATTATTACTTATCTCTCTTGATTTGATAATGTTACCACTATCATTCACATTTAAACCTAATGACCTCATCCACTTGATGTGTTTGGTCATAACCATTTGTAATGATTGTTCTTTACTTACTTTTGCTTTTGGCATTTGATTCATCTTCACTTGACATTAATAAAACAATATAGTGTACAGCTTTTAACAAGTCTGCTCTATTACGACCGGCTTTCTTACCAAACCTTGCAAGATATTTGATTGCATTGGCTTGACAGAAATCTTTGTCAATACCACAAGACCTCAATAAGTCTTGTACTTGTACACCTTCTTTGACTTGAGCATAGTGTTCACCATACGTAGATTCTATGTATGTACCTATTTCTTTTAGTATTTTATCTTCATTGTATTTCATAATATTCCTTTTCGTTAAATACCTAGTGCCTTTATAACATCTTCCTCTGTCTTTGGCAAGCTTTTTCCTGATTGTAACCAATCTACCATTTGTTCAAAGTTAAATGCTTCATCTGGTTTACCTTCTTTTTCTAACACCTGTTGTGCTATTTTAAAAAACTTTAAGGTACCCATTTCATTGGTCATACCATCTGGTTTACTTTGATAATTACCTTTTCTTTGATTTGACATATTTACTCCTATTACTAAATTCTGGTAAGTGGTTCAAATTGGCGTGACTACCATTTTCATCAGCTGCATAGGCCAATGTAGCAGTATGTTTTACAACTGTTTCTGCAAATAGTTTCTTTGCCTCATCATAGGTCTTAACAATTGTTTTAGTGGATTTATTCAATGACCTCCACTCTACAATAGAATATTCTACTGCATTATCAATTATATTTTGTTCCCAAGGATTAGCAGGCATTATTTTCCGTAAACCCTTTCTGCTTCTAAATGTAAAGCAACATCAACATCTGATTCTTCTTTCATCCAAGAATCATCTGTATTTACTGCTGAAGCTTCAACTTTTTCTATTTGATTAAAATAACACCAATGTGTACCTGTGTCGCCTGTATAAGTTATAGCGCCAACATAGTTCAAATCTGTGTCATAAGTTTTAGCGTTAAGTGAATTGTCACTCTCGGCTGCCATATCGGTTTTTTCTGTTGCGATACCGATATTGATGATTGTACCACTTCTTCCGTGATTACATTCAACATAATCGCCTACATTTATTATCATTAGTGTATCTCCTTAAATAAATATTCTTTGTCATAACTCAAACCTAGATTATAACAAATATAACCTACGTCTTTCTCATTCTCTAAATCTTCGGCAGTTAGAATCCAATTGATTGCTTGTTTTCTAGTTTCAGCACCAAGTTCCATATTCTTCTTTACTTGATTTTCAAACTTTTTATAAGCCTCATCTTTAGCATTATTCTCTCTTTCAATTTCTTCATCAGCCCAAACACCATAAGATTTCATTTCTTTTTGAAACTTCTCGTCTGTCCAGTATTTTGATTCTGCAATCACCGTTCTTGCATAAGATTTTGATGTTGCTATTGAAACAGTTTCATATAATGTCTGTTCATCAAGGTATCTCTCTAACTGTTTAACAGTATAAACACCATACTCTCTCCAATGAGCAGGATCCTCTACTAACATACCAATAAAACAATTAGGTGTTTCTAACATTTCTTTTTTAGAAGCTTCATTCATAGATTTGATATGAGCAACTAAATCTAGTTCGTCTTGTCTTGTTTGGTTATATTGAGCAGGTGTTATCATTAAGCGTTCTCCAGTTCTAATTCAATTACTTCATCAACGTTGTCACTATCAATACCAACCATATTCAGATTGTCAATGTCTAGTATATCTTTAATTGCTGAAGATTTTGTAATCAAGT